TAAGATTGCTGACGATGCTGTCGTGACTGCTGCAATTGCTGACGATGCTGTTGCAACTGCTAACATTGCGGATGACGCTGTGACTGCTGACAAACTTGCAAACACATCAGTAACTGCTGGATCATATACAACCGCATCAATTACTGTAGATGCTCAAGGTAGACTTACTGCAGCTTCATCAGGAACATCAGGAGGTGGTAATTTTGAGCCACTATCTTTCAGTTCATCTCCTGGAACTCTAAGTTCTACTTCAGGAGCAAGTTATTTTGGAATTTACGCCACTAGTGGCGGAGGCGGTGGCGGAGGCCGTGGCCCAGACAACTCTAGAGGTGGATCTGGCGGAGGCGGTTTTTATGGCTACCTTGGTCATCCATTTACTCATCCTTTTTCACAACCATTCACTATAGGAACTTTTGGAAACGGAGGTCCGCAAAATACTGGTAATGGTAATGCAGGAAACGCTACTAATCTAGCAAACGTTTTTACCTTTAATGGTGGAAATGGTGGAAACCGAGGATTAGGAACATTTAACGATGGAAACCCTGGAAACACTGGAACGAGTTCAGCTCCAGAGGCAGTATTTATAACAAGTAGTTTTAGACCTTTTGCAAACAATTTTGGAAACGGTGGTGCAGGTGGTGATAGTGGTAATAATGGACCGAACACTGGTTCAGCTGGTACCTCAGGATTTCTTGCCGTCTATGAGAACACAGGGAGTTAATAATGCCTAAATTAATTTTTTCTAAAAACACTGATATAACAACAGGCAATCTTTGTAAAATTGCTAAAGATCAAAACCATTTAGATAATAACGCTGATTGGAGAGAAGAAGATT